CATTAATTCTAAATAATTATTTGCATTTAAATCAATATCCATTGCTTCTTCAATCGTATTCATTACATAAGATGGTCCTGGACCAACCCAATATTTTACAATTGTAGTAAGCTTTGCGGTATAATTATTATATGAAGATAATCCATTAACTGTAAATGTCTTACCTATTTCTGATGTTGATTCGATAAGTGTACCAGGCAATTCATTACCATTTGTAATTGCAACATTAATGCTAGTTAAAGAAATATTAACTGTTGTACCAGACGGTGATGTTAAAACAAGTGTAGAGTTAGCACCATCTTCGTCTGTAAAGAATCGATTGTTTTCGTTATTTGGGTCTGGAATTCTAAATTGAACCTGATTATTTAAAACAACCTCATTAAAGCTTTCATCTTCTTGATAGATAAATTCATCCATATTCATGAATGTATAATAAGCTTCTAAAAACTTTTGTAACTTATCTTTATTCTCAAATATATCTGCCGGTATTATAGAATCTAAGCGAACATCTTCCTTTGTTTTACTTAAGCTTCCGCTCTCTATACTAATAGCGCCAGGAGTTAATGTTGCTTTATGTGACATTATTTAAATCTTGATGTTGTTGTGTAATTAATTGAACCTGAAGAACCTGCAACTGCAATTGTATCAATTTGTGGTGTAATAACAACATTGTTATTATCAATAGAAATTAATTGGTCTCTTTTTGGTGCAAGGTCTAATGAATTTGGTAATATTGTAATTTTAATTTTGTCTGTTGTATCTGGTCTAAAGCTATTTAAAACAATTGTCCCTTTTTCAACATTAACTAAACCTGCATCATTAATAACTATTACATTTTGTTCATTTACAATTTTATAAACAAAAACTTTTCTATTTGTAGAACCAGAGATAGGTTCATCACCAAAGAAATGGTCTGTGTTATTAATCTTAAATGCTGTTGATGTAATTAAATTAGTAGTTGAATTGCCTGATTGATAAAAAGGTGAACTAAATGTTAAACTAAAATTATTATCTGCATTATTTAAAGGTGTAATCTCTTGAAACATTCTTGGTCGAATGATTGTGTTTAATATTGATGGGTCAGAATTATCAACAGCTCTTGTTAATTGTGAGTGTCTAAATACACCATCAAATTTATTTAAGTTATTAAAGTTATAATCTGTGATTGTATCTCTTACAACTGATTGTAATTCAACAGAACTTCTATCAGTTAAATTAGGATTATATTTAAATGCAACGTCTAATTCTAAATAAGTAAAATTAGGGTCAACAATTTCTGGTGTTATTGATACAACATTCTTACCTTTTAATATTGTACCAGTAATATCTGTCTTTTCTGCAGTTGTTAAAGTATCTGCTAATAGTGGTTTAATTGCAATATAAACTTTACCATAATCAGGTGGGTCATTATCTTCTCCACCCCATGTTGAAATAGAATCTATATTACTAAATTCTTTTTTAATAATTGCTGCATAATCATCTGATGTTACAGCTCTGTTTTGTGATATAAATGTTAATGGTGCATTGAATCGAATCGATTCAGTTGTTTCTGCTTCAACGCCACCTGCTGCTGCAGTATCAAGTGTAACTGTAATATTACTAAATCCACCAATATTATCTACCATATCGAATGTATTTGCGCCATTACTTTCTGCACCTTCTGTTGTAACATAATCGATTGTTACAATATTATTATTTGACGGTTTAAATCCTGTGACTCCATCTCCAAAGTATACTTCGTAATAACCACTTGGATTTTCTTGTAAGTAATAAACTTTAGATGTCGAATCAACTCCTCTGAGTGATTCAAAAAGTGTATATACATCGAATGAGTTTGATTCTTCGTTTGATTGTACTCTCACTCTTAATGTACTTGTATCTGCGTCGTAATCTGAAAGTTGAAATTTCTGATTTTCAATATCATTATCAACTCTATATTTTAATTCTCTAACTGAGCCTTCTACAACCGTAACATCATTAAACGTATATAAAGTGCCAGACAATGTAGCCTGTTGAGTTTCTAGAACTACAAATTCAAATTCTTCACCACCTACAACTGTATTTAATTTTGTACCTCTTGAAAGTGTTAAGATAGTTGGTATTGTTCCAACTTCACCAGCAATATTTACAACAATATCTACTTTTGCTCTTGGAGATAATACAGACCTTGGTGTATATCCTAAAAGCTTTGCTCTTGTAACTACGTTTCCACGTATTTGTGCTGAATCAAGAAATGATTCGTTTAATGAGTAGTGAGCATTCAATGCATTATAATGAGTATTATATGCTAATACATCTAATAATACATTTAACCCTGAACCATCAAAATCATAATCAGTAAATTCTGATTGTTGTTTTAAATAGTTTTTTAGATTTTGTTTAATATCTGCAAAATCGAGCTCTGTTACATTTAAATTTGTTGCCATTTTATCTTAACCTTCTTAGTACTATTTCAACAGTATCTGACTTATCGAATTCTTTTATTATAAAATTAACTATAATACCATATTCATTTGCATCTGAGTTGTCTCGAATGTCTACGCTTGTTACTGTTATTCTTGGTTCATATTTGTTTAATACATCATAAACATTATCTCTTAACATTATTTCGGTCATAAAACCTGCAGGTTCAAATAATAATCCTCTTAGGTTTGCACCTAAATCATCTTGAAAAGGTCTTTCGTATGCATTTGTAACTAAAAGATTTTTAACTGCATTCTTAATTGCTGCATCATCTTTTAAAGGTATAATGTCTTTACGAATAGGATGTATTTTTAATGTTAAGTCTAAATCACTCCAAGGCTTTTTCTTAGATACAACACTTGCTTGCTCTAAATTGCCAGTAATTCTTTTTGAACCTGTATATAATCCTGCCATATATGTATTTATACTATTTAATTAGCTCCTTGCTCAACAACTGTGTTTGGAAGTGTAGTTTGTGTATTATTAATTAAAACTTGTACTGATTCTGGTAAATCGACTGTTGATGGAAAGCCTATTACTTTTAAATAATCACAGAAAGTAAATGTAATTAATTCAATAATTGAATCTAATCCTATTGCACTAAAAAAGTCTTCTACCTTTTTAATCCATAATTTCATAAGATACGTTTGCCATTCTTCAGTAAATTCTCTTGCTCTTTTCAATAATCTTTCTTTTTGAAATTCTGGTATTTGTACGTTATCATCAAATTCTCCACCTAATAAATCTAATAAACTAAATCCAAATATTTGTACCTGTTCTAATTCTTCTATTGTTTTATCTCGTATTAAAGCTTCTAAATCTATTTCTTGTAAACCTGAAAATGATGGTAATCCTAATCCATCCCATATTTCTTCAAATGCATCAATTAAACCAGAAAATCCACCTGTTAATAATAGATTCATTTTCTTTGCAACTTCTGAACGTATATAATTTCTGATTGTTTCTTTTTTAAAATCAGCAGTATCAAACTTATTCCATACTTTATATTCATCTGGTATTAAATCATAGATACTATCAATCTCTTCTAATTCAATATTATCTAATACACTTCTTGGATTTGCTAAAAATTCTAATATGTCAAAAGTAATACCAAGTATTGTTACATTAAAATCAATAGGAAACAAATCGTCTATTAATTCTAATATTTTTTGTTGTATATACATAGGATATTCAGATGATAAACGTGTTATCATAATTTCCCATTCTAATTCTGGTATTTCAATCTTTTGCCAATTAGGGTCATAGATATCTAATAAAGAACGTATTTCTTCTAGCTCATCTTTTAAACTATCTATTTCATATCGATATGCATGACTCGCTAATCCAGCAAATAAATTTCTTAAATTTGCAGGTGTTGGTAATAAAACATCAGGACATTCTATTTGTGGCAATGATATCGTCGGAGTGGTCATTAGAATATTTTTGTTTTAAGAACGGATTTTATTTCTACAGAACCATCTGCTTTTAACTTAATATGTGAATCTTTTTTACCATGAGTAATTCTAATTTCTTCTGAACCATCTTTGTTATCTATTTCGATTAAATGGCCTGCTTTTGATTTATAAACTTTATTATCAACTGATGAATCAGACGGTATATCTTGTATGTTATTTGTTTGTGTTGCAATAGAACCCATAATAATTGGGTCTTGTGCTGATGGGCCATCTCTAAAAAATCCTATAACCCAAGAACCAACTTCTAAATGATGATTACCACCATTACCTTTTAAAGAAGCTGATGTGACAGGCATCATTACAGTTGCCCAAGGTAAATCGCTCCAATCTGGATTAGTTGATGTACCTTTATTTTTTACACCATCGTAAAATCCATAAGCAAGTACTCTTGCTCTATTTAAATTTTCAGAGTCATTAATGTCTTTTACTTCTCCAATAAACCAAGTAAAAGCTCCATCTTTATATTGGTCTGCATTTCTTCCTATCATATTAAATTCCTACAAGCGGTTTAATGAATGAATCTTTTTTCAAAACAACATTCATATTATAACCTTCCTTTCCAAAATGATGTAATATTCCAGTAACCAAATGATTGCCAGATAATATATCATCTTTAAATGTATCATTTTCAATTAATTCTTCTGTTACATCAGCATTTTTTAATAAATTTAAATTTACAATCTTACCACAACATAATTCAAAATCACCTGGTATTATAATTTCTTGTTGAATTGTATCTAAACTATGCTGTGCTGCAATACTATCTTCAATTGTATACCATGTTGGCTGATGATAATTTTTATAATTGCTACTAAATGCCTTTGTATTAATTGAAATATAATGTTGTTTTGATGGCTCAAATTCTGATATTTTTTTGTTATCAATTTTCATTTCACTTGTAATTGCAGGATTATTATTTAATAAATTTTTAGTACTTTTTAATTTAGTAAATCTTTTTCTTCTACTTACAGTTTTATTTGAAATATTAATAGTATTAACCATTGATGTATATGAACCTTTTAATGTTGCAGCATGTTTTGATAAATTTAATTGTGATACAATTTTAGTTATCTTTGAGCTTTCTTCTTCAAATAATTTTTCTCCATCTTTGCCATCACCTACACTTGAAATAAAAAATGGATAGTTATTATAGCTTTTATATGGTTTATTTTTATAATCTTTTAATATTTGATTATAAGAATTTAATATAACACCTTCAAATGCAGTTTCATAAAAATAAAAAGGTGTTCCATTATCAAAGGAATTTCTTAATAACCAACTAATACCTTGCAAAGGTTGTAAATTTGTAAAGATGCCCTTTATTAGATTTTTTGATTCAGCTTTTGCTTTTAATGTAACTGATGTGTTTAAATCTTTATTAACAACCTTTTTAATAATATCAGAAGCATTTCCTTCAAATGGTCTATTTAATATTTTTGAGTTATTTAAATAAACGTGCTTTGATACACATTCAAGAGTATATGATTTAGATGAAGGATTAGGAGTAGAATATCCTTTGATTGCAGCAATATAAAGAGTTAAATCAAAAGTTTTTTGTTTTCCATTAGGTTCATTACGCCCAATCACTAATTCAATCTTTTCATTACCAGATAATTTTAATTCATGTAATAAACTTAAAGAATCTAAAATAAAAATATCAGCTGTAAGACCTGATGCATAAAGACTCTCATTTATTTTAATATCATGTACAACGTCAATTAAATTGATTGATGTTTCATTATTTGTTATAATATTACAAACAAGTAAAGCATAACCTTTTGGTGAGGATGCTTTCGAATTAATTGTTGTATGTAAATTATTCATTAATTAATCTATCAAATGTTTCAACAAATTCATTGATATAAGCTGAGTCAACGTAACGAATAAAAGAATGTTCTTGATTTTCATCTTCAATATGTTGTCTATTAGTAACATATGATAAAGTATATGCATCTTTTCCACCAGTAATATGGTCTGCATTTGTAACTGGCTTTTTATCTTTATCACTTATTTCGTAATAATAATATGGTGCATCTAAATATTTGTATACATTATATGTTGAAACTGAATCTTCAGATGTTACACCAGTAATTAATTCTTTTGCTCCAGTTGATTTACCAATAAAAGCTCCTGTTACATCTTGTACAATTAATTGACTTAAGTCAACTATTTTTCTTGTAACTTTACCACTTGCAGAACTTACAGAGCCAGTAACTGTTTCGCCTAATTTAAATCTTCCAGATAAACTATCTTCAAAATTATTTGTTATTTTAGGATTTGTTTCAATTGCATAACCTTCATATTGTTTTTCCATATATTGTTCAAGGTCTTCTTGACTCATTGGCCAAGACCTCATACCATCATGTAAAAAATCATTAATAACAAAAAATGTCCAATAATATTGTGATGTACCATATAGTCTTTTTGATACAATATCAGGTCTTTCTCCATTTTTTATTTCGTAAAATTTATATGCTGAATAATTATCTACAAAAGAAGGTAATGGTCTTACACTTCTAAAAATATCAACCATATTTTGTAATACACCTTGACGATTAAAATCGTATTCTATTTTTGGAAACTGTCTAAAAAAGCTCATTATTCATCTCCTAGTTGATAATAATTGCTTGATGCATAAGCGCCACCTTTATAATCATTTTTTCTTTCATCAATATCTTTATCAGCCGCATATAAATCTTGTCTTACTAATGCTCTTTCTTCTTGGAATGATAGTGATAATCCTACCTCAATCGGTGCACCAGTACCTTTAAACATTGTATTTGCTGTTTCATTAAATGTTGTTTCCATTGATGTTAAGTAACATGGTTTTATAACTGGCATATATTCATTTTCTTGCTTTTCTGAATAAAATTTAATATCAAAAAGTGGTGGATATGTTAAAGCAACTGAACCTGACCTTTTTGGATATAAAAATTTTCTAAATGTTCTTTCAATATTACGCGCCATTTCTGATTCTTTTTTACTTTCAGCAACAAGTTTAAATGAAAAACTATAAGTACGTATATTAACACCTTCGAATGATTGTCTTGTATATGGATTTGTAGCAATACCAGATTTTAATGCAGCTTTACTTCTAATATTTAAAGCAGTTCCTCCACCAATTTTATTTTTAGCAATTAATGCACTAGCAAATAAATCTTCTTTTGTTACACCTGCTGTACCGCCTAATGCTTTCTTTGCAAACTCCATACCACCTTTTAATGTTCCCATATCAAAAGAACCATAGTTAGCACCATCACCAACAGCAACTCCTGGTGGTTGATATAAAAAAATAGTTACACCATGATTTCGATTACTTATTTCTTGTACACGAAACCTCATAAAAGGATGTCCTTGCTCAGCACCATCTTGTAATGATAGCGGAAAATAATGATGTTGATTTTCACCTAAGTCTACTCTTTGTGCTGGAGCTTTTAAATTTTTTAATACATCATCATATTGTTTTTTGAGTGTATTGTCTTCGGCCATAGTTTTTTCCTGTATAAATAAATAATTAACTATAGGATTATTTATATGAGTTACAGTGGTAAATACAAAATAAAAAAGCCAGAAAAGTATGCAGGCAATACAAATAGTGTTGTTTATCGTTCATTATGGGAAAAACAAGCATTTAAATGGTGCGAAAATAATCCAAAAGTAAAAATGTGGAATTCAGAAGAGGTTGTTGTACCTTATAAATCAACTGTTGATAAGAAACTACATCGATATTTTGTAGACTTATTAATACAATTAGAAAACAAAGAAACATATCTAATTGAAATTAAACCAAAAAATCAAACCATTCCACCGAAAAAGCGTAGTCGTAAAACTAAAAAGTATATAAATGAAGTAATTACCTATGCAAAGAATCAAGATAAATGGGAAGCAGCTACACAATTTGCTGAACATAAAGGTTGGAAGTTTCAGGTTTGGACAGAAGAAACTTTAAAGAATCTAGGCATAAAGATACTGTAATCTTGTATAAATAGATTATATGGCAAGTTTATTTGACACATTACAAGCAAATGCATTTAGAGCTGGTGTTCGTCAGCGTACTAAACAATCACAAACGTGGTTTAAAAAGAATGTAACAAATTTGCAAGTATCTCGTGAATCTTTATTGAAAGATTCTGCATTAGATAGAACATCACAAAATATACGTGGTAATATGTATATGTATTTCTATGACCCAAAGCATAAAGAAACTTTACCATATTACGATAGATTTCC